TTAAAGCGGGAATAGATGGAATGAGAACTATTTCTACGCCTTTTGTTACAGAGTCTATTGCAACTACAGCAACACTAAATGTTTTAGAAGCTATAAGATCGCCTGAAGGTAAAACAAGTGATGGTAAAATATTACTTCCTCCAAGTATGTCTACCTCTGAAAAGCTAGTAGAGTCTGTTTATCAATTATTTAAGTCTGTAGAACCCGGATCTATAACAAGCTTACGGAAACTTGGAGATCATGTAGATGCGTATACAGGTGAGGAATTAGAAAAACTAGGGCCAGTAAATAAAAATGCATTTATAACAAACATAACAGGTATCCGTTTAACACAGCACGACCCTGACTCAGCCCTCCAGTTTGCGGTTTCAGACTATAACAAGTTAATCCGCGCTAATGTAAAACCTATTTACAGAGTAGGTGAAGATGATGCTGTTTCAATGCTTGACAATTATATAGCTCGTCAGAGTAAAAACTATGAGTATCAACAAGACTTGTTTAGAAAAGTAAGTTCGTACTCTTCAATTAACGGAAGATACAAAACTTTAAAAATGTTAAAAGATAGCGGTCTATCAAAACCTGCCTCTCGTGATTTATATAACGGGATATTTAAACCTACTGCTCCTCCTAAAACAGACGGCAGAATCTTAGAAGTCTTAAAAGCGTCTACGCCTGAAAACCAAACACTAAGCACTCAACGAAGATCAACAAACAGAGAGTACGATGCAGTGTTTAGACAATTTAAAAAGTTGTCTCTTTATGGCGAAGAAACTGAAAACCCCTTTGATGAGCCAGATGAAGTATACGAAAGACTGAGTAAAGCTGTTGGAGGAGAGGTTTCTGAGCCTGTCCCTAACGCACCTACTGAGCCTGATGAGCGCATTAATAAGTTAACAGGTAGGCCATATAACGAAGACGCGGGAACAGCGCACATGGACGCGGATGATCCTATGCGTAGGTTGAACATGGCCGCAGGTGGCAAAGTAATAAAACAACTAAAAGGAAACTGTAGCTAATGGCCGAACAATTTAAATACTTTAAACTCTCAGACTTTAATTGCCAAGAAACTGGTGAGAACGAAATGGATGTTACTTTTATTCACGCCCTAGACCAACTTAGAGCGGCCTGTGGGTTTCCGTTTAACATTACAAGTGGCTACAGAAGTCCCAACCACAGCATAGAGAAAGCAAAAAAAATTGCAGGAACCCATGCATCCGGCATTGCCGCTGACATTAAAGTCTCTGGAGGCGCACAACGCCTAGCTATTGTAAAACATGCTTCAGCTATGGGAATGTCCGTAGGGGTCGCTAAAACTTTTGTACACGTAGACACGCGTAAGACTGAACAGATGTGTTGGTGTTACTAGGAAAAGATTATGCCGCTCAAAAAACTAGCACTGAAAGCAGGCGTTAACCGCGAAAACACTAGATATACTAACGAAGGTGGTTGGTACGAATGTGATAAGGTGCGGTTTCGCCAAGGTACGCCGGAAAAAATTGGTGGGTGGCAGCGTATATCTGACGCATTGTTTTTGGGTGTATGTCGATCTATATGGAACTGGGTAACACTAGGCAGTCAGAACTTAGTAGGTCTAGGCACAAACCTCAAGTTTTACATTGAGAACGGCGGAGGCTACTACGACATAACTCCTTTACGTAAGACAGCGGCCACTCTTGGTAATAACCCGTTTGTTACTACTAATAATTCAGCTAATGTTGTTGTTACTGACGCTACTGGCGGGTACGCAGTAGGTGACTTTGTTACTTTTAGCGGTGCCGATGCTGTAGGTGGGTTGGACTTAAATGGCGAATTCCAAATAATAGACTTTGCCAGTGCAACATCTTATACCATCGTTGCGGGTTCAAACGCTTCAAGCGGTGCTACAGGGGGTGGTAGTTCAGTTACTGCGGCATACCAGATAAATGTTGGCCCCGCATTTGCTATACCTATTCAAGGTTGGGGCGCGTCTTCTTGGGGTTCTGGGCTATGGGGTATAGGCGCTGAGTCAGTAGAAGAAGTACGCCAGTGGAGTCAAGCCAACTTTGGTGAAGACCTTGTATTTGGCCCTCGTGGAGGCACGTTATTCTATTGGGATGCATCCGCAACAAACAACTTAAATCAAAGAGGCGTAGCTTTAGCTTCTTTAAGTGGCGCATCTAACGTACCCACCATTCAAAACTTAACATTAGTATCTGACATAAGCAGGTTTGTATTTTGTTTTGGGTGTAACGAGTTAGGGTCATCTGCTCTAAACACTATGCTCATACGGTGGTCAGACCAAGAAGACGCTACAAACTGGACACCTTCCGCTACTAATCAGGCAGGTGATTTAATACTGTCTAATGGCACCAACATTATTGCTGCAAAGCAATCGCGTCAAGAAGTACTAGTATGGACAGACTCTGCTCTATACGCGTTACAGTATGTAGGCGCACCCGCTGTGTGGACTGCTCAGTTAGTAGGTGAGAACATATCTATAGCGTCACAAAATGCTGTAGCCTATGCAAACGGTGTAGCTTACTGGATGGGTAGGGACAAGTTCTACATGTACGATGGACGTACCAAGCCTTTACGATGTGACTTACGTAAGTTTATATTTAACGACTTTAATGTTACTCAGTACCCACAGGTATTTGCTGGCACGATAGAGTCATATCACGAAGTATGGTGGTTTTACTGCTCTAGCAGTTCTACGGTAGCAAACAAGTATGTGGTGTATAACTACCTAGAAGATGTATGGTACTACGGCACCTTGTCTCGCTCTGCTTGGTTAGACTCTGGACTTAGAAACAACCCTCTAGCAGCTACTTATACCTTTAATCTAGTTGACCATGAAGAAGGCGTTGACGATAATGAGACAGGTACTACAGCTCCTATTGCAGCCTTTATAGAGTCTGCTCAGTTTGATCTTGATGATGGGCACCAGTTTATGTTTGTTCATCGGTTGATACCAGATATTACTTTTGATGGGTCTCTAGTAAACTCTCCTAGTGCTACTATGTCTTTGCTACCTCTAGCTAATTCTGGTTCAGGGTATAACAACCCGTTGTCTGAGGGGGGATCAAACACTGGCGCTATTACTAGAACTGCTGTAACACCTGTAGAGAAGTTTACAGGCGAAGTATATACCCGTGTACGAGGCCGTCAAATGGCTATGAAAATAGAGTCTAGCGCCGAAGGAGTAACTTGGCAGTTGGGTTCTCCCCGAATTGATATGCGACCTGATGGTAGACGATAATGGCTGTAGACCGTACTAGATATAATGTACTCTTTCGTGCGCCCGCGCTTCCGTACCCTCCAGAAGAGTATACTGCACAAGAATTTGAAGAGTTTAACAAGATACTACGTATCTACTTTAATCAGTTAGACAACGCGCTTCGCAATGCTACGTATAATCAGCAAGCCGAAGCCTCTACTTGGTTTATGAGCTAATGGCTAATACCTACGTAAATGCAAAACTCGACCTAACTGCTACTAGTGTAACTACGCTGTACACAGCGGTTGGCCTAACTACAGGCATTGTTAAGTCTATATTAGTCTCTGAAGACTCTGGTAATGCAGATACAATTACTGTTACTGTAACTAATGGTAGTTCGGTGTTTAGTTTGTTTAAGACAAAAGCTATTGGCGCTAATGCTACTGTAGAATTATTAACTGCCCCTCTAGTATTACAACCTACTGAGATACTAAAAGTCACTGCGGCTACTGCTAATAGGTTACACGTTGTAGCAAGCATATTAGAGATTACGTAAGATGCCGCATATTCCAAAACATAAAGATCCTTTTGATGATTCAAATGATCCTTCAAAAACCAAAGATCCCCTATATTCTGACCCAGACTTAGGTGGTACTGGTGAAGATGACTACTGGGATTTTCTTGAAGACGGCAGTATTTTTGATTATGTAACGCCTCCTCTATCTCAACTAGAATCTTTTAAAGAGTGGCAATCTTCAGTATCTCGTGACCGATGGTCTGATGAGTATTCTCTGCAACGGTATCCCGGCCAAACTTTCCTAGGTATGGGCGCTTTAGCTACCCCTGAGTGGTTTCCAACATCGTACAAAGCCTATAAACATTCGATGCCTTCTCAGAATGCTTCAACGGGTAATATTACTCTTGCTATTGATTCTATCCAAGAGAGTTACGGCGAAGACTTTGCTAATTTACTTTTAACTTTAGATTCCATAGGTGGCGGTGGTTGGGATGCCTCAGTAGGAGATATTGATTGGGATGCTGTAGCTGCTGCGGCTGAATTACCTTTTGACATTAACACTGTTTTAGAAGACACAAGTTACTTAGTAGACTTTGAAACTTACCAACCTAATGGAGAAAGTCTAGCTGAACAAAGCTGGTTTACCCCTGAGAAAAAAGAAATACTAAATAAGTATTTTGAAGGTATGCAGAACCCCCTTGCAGGAGATAAGGGTACGGATATAAAAGGTCAAACTTGGGCAAGCGCTAAAAAGTCCTTAGCCCTTGGTGTAGATCCAGATAAAGTATTTGCAGAATTAAACACCCTATCAGACACGCCTCACGCTGAGTGGGAAGACATGCCGTTTACTATAGGCTACGACACGGTAAAAAGTGAAGGGCCACAGGTAGTATTTGACACTATTAATGCTGAATATGGCTTAGAAAAATACCAAGAGTTCACTGCTGACTTAGAACAAGCTAGATCAGAAGACCCTGACGCTTTTGCGGAGATGTATGGTTTTCTACCTC